AGTACACGATATGGGCTAACTCGCTGATTATCAATCACTTAGGTATGCTAAAAAATGAGGGTATTTTGGGGGGTCATGAAGGGCCTGCAATGTGGCTGAAAGCCGTGCTATACAAGGGCTCCAGCGGTTGCTAACAGGTTATCCACAAGGTATGTTTCACGGGTATGTTTCACGGTCAAGCCGTGTACTGTATACAGGGGTGCGATAGCACGTAAAGTACTGTATATCAAGGGATTGAAGGGTAGGGGGTGTCCAAAGCACACGATATTTTTACATTGACCGTCGCGCCGGAGGTCTTGAAGAAACGCGCTTCACCATGGGGCAGGGGGGGTTCTATAATACGCCGGGCGATTTTTAGGTGATATACCAAAAACAATGTAACCTTTTTGGTCACTTTAGGCGTTTTAGGTCACCCGAGTAGGGTGAGATAGAAGGGCAAAAAGTGAGAAGTTTCACAGAAAGTCACCTGAAGAAATTCAAGCGGGCTGGGACTTACAGAGGCAAGGTGAGCAAGGTGACATAATTTTAGAAAATATATATGATGAATGGAAACACTGGAGGTACAGGCCGTTTTGCTTGAAATGGAAAAAGTTTCAGGAATCTGCTCACCTATCTCACCCTAGCCACCAAACTTGCCAGTGTCCGCACTTCTGACTACTATGTATATATGCCCCCACAAGGGCAGTATTGGTTTTAAAGGTTAAAAGGTGCATTGGGGCTTCGGCCCCAGTGTAACTCTCCTACACTACACACTATGAGCAACTTACGACGCAAAGCCCGAAGCAAACCTTGGATTGCCAAGAAGCGCGGGAGGAATGTGCGCAAGAAGGACTCGGGTGAGCTGGTGAAGCCATACGCAAACAAGACACACTCTTCAGGGACACTTAATGTCTACAAATCCGCGCAGTGGCGAGCAACACGGGAGGCGGTCCTCAATCGGGACGGCGTCTGTCAGTGGTGCTTGCACCTCGCTCGGATGACACCTGCCTCTGAAGCAGACCATATCATACCTCTGGACCGTTGTGCGGAACATGGCGTTTCGCCCTACGACCAGACAAACATCGTTGGCTCATGCCGCTCATGTAATAGTAGAAGGGCTTCCTACGAAGCGAAAGGCGTCTTCTACGACAACTTTGACGACTGGGTCACATTCCTAAGAAAGAAATTAATTGACAAACTCAAATCATGAAAACTCTCGCAATCCCCACTGTCGGGTGGAGCGAAGCAGAATGTGAGACGTTCGAAGCTGACGTCGCACAGATAGCAACTGACTTCTACACCGACGTGCAGATTCTATACACGACCGACCACTACGTTGAGGTTGACATCGATGCCGATGACACCGCAGTGGAGTGGCTCATCCTAAACGTTGCGCCCGAGGCGTAACCCAACTAAGGTAACCATGGCAAAGAAACAACCAACCACAGCTAAGGAGGAAACAATCCCCGTCAAGCGACCGGGCATCCACTCCAAGAAGCGCACTTCCAAGCTCAAGAAGAGCAAGAACTACAAGAAGGCGTACAAAGGTCAGGGGCGATGAACAAGCAGCCCCAGACATGGTTCGTGGACGGGAAAGTCCCGACACGAAAGAACAAGTCTCCCGAGCATGACATACAGGTCGCGCTCGTGGGCTTGCTCGAATCTATTGAACCGACACCCCTCTACTCGGCAACGGTAGGAGGTGTCCGACTCGCAATACACACAGCGAAGAAGATGAAGGAGGCCGGCTACGCCAAGGGCATTCCAGACCTGCTCATCTTTGAACCCCGCGGCATGTACAACGGACTGGCCATTGAGGTCAAGACGGAGAAGGGCCGCGCCTCTGACGAACAGAAGCAGTGGGCCATCGACCTCAACAACCGAGGCTGGCGTGCTGAAATCTGCAAGGGCTTCGAGGAATGCGCTGACGTCATCTGCGAGTACTTTGAACTATACAAGTAATGGCTAACATCCAAGTAAGTGGCCGCATCGGCGACGCAATCAAGGAGACCTATCAGCACCTGAAGGTTGGCATCAACGCCAGCTTCCCGGGCACGAGCCTCTCCGTTGGTGCGCGATTGCAGGCTAACAACGATGACGAGATTATCATCACCCACACCAACAGTGTAATCAACATTATGAAGGGCGCGGCTCCCCGCCACGACCACGACCTGAACATCATCTGCTTCAGCAAGAGCTACGTATCTGCGTGTGCCATGGCTGACAAGGTGTTCGAGGACTTCAGCGTTGGTAGCACCGTAGAGGTGCAGGGCGACTCTCTCGTTCAAGGCGTCTTCAACCCGAAGAGCCAAATAATGTACTACACGGACGAGGACGACTACGCAGTCTCTGTGAATGTCACCCTCACCATAATCGACAAAACTAATATCTAATGGCAAACAAATCCACCCTACTACAGTCTATGCGTGCTGCAACGTCTGAGGCCAAAGAGGAGGTTCAGAAGGTCGTCAACAATGACCTCACCAAAAACTCTCCGCTCAAGCCTATTGTCTCTCTTGACCAAGAGGGTGAGAAGATGTTCACCATGGTATTAGACTACCTGACCGACACGGGGCTCCTCGAGAGCGTCGATGTGGTCACTATCACCATGCTGGCGAAGAACCTCAGCATGTTCGTAATGCTCTCACGCGAGATACAAACCATCGACGACATCGTTCAAGTATACGAGAACGGGTCATCAAACGTGAGCGGCAAGATGACCGCCCTGTCCAAAGTGCAGGGTGAGGTCGCCAAGCTCAGTGCAAAGCTGGGCCTCTCTCCGATGGACCGCGCCCGTATGCTCGGGGCTGCTGTCAACGCCTCTGCTGCCAACAGCAAGCAGGCGGACGGAGACGCAATCGACGGCCTTGTCGGTTGATTTGAGCAGGTTGAACCGCATGTGGGACTACGTCGATGGTGTCCTCGACGGTTCAATCACCTCTGGCAAGTACATTAAGTTGGCTTACCAGCGGTTCGTAGATGATTTAGGCAGAGCTGACGACGACGAGAGCTTCGAGTGGGTATTCAACCCCACCGAGGCTGCTCGCTACGTCCAATTTATCGAGGATGTCTGCGTTCACACCCGTGGCGAGTGGGCAGGCAAGCCTTTTATACTCTCTCCGTGGCAAGTGGCGTTCATGGGCCAGCTTTTCGGCTGGGTTCACCGTGATGACGTCAAAAAGCGCCGTTTTACCACCGCTCACTTCTTTGTAGCGCGTAAATCGGGCAAATCGCAGCTCGCAGCGGCCATTATCCTCGCAATGTCGGTCCTCGACGGCGATGGAGCGGGCCAGTTTGTGACTGCTGCCACTAAAAGAGACCAAGCGAAGGAGGTTTTCGACGAGATTCGCCGTTGCGTACTCAAGTCTAAGCCTCTCCAGAAGCGATTCCACGCCAATCGGCAAGAGATTCACGGCCCTCGGGACAGTGTAATCCGCCCAATTAGCTCCGACGCCAACACCCTTGACGGACTTTCCCTCAATATCGGGTGTGTGGACGAGATGCACGCTATGAAGGACGGTGAATTGTACCGAGTACTGGCATCTTCCATGGGTTCGCGTAAATCTCCCCTCATGTTAGCGATTTCTACCGCTGGATTCGTGATGGACGGCGTTGCTACCGAGTTTGTACGTGGTGGCAAGGCGGTTTTGGACGGAACAGCCGAGAATGAGAACCTTTTGTTCCTAATCTACGAGATTGACGAGGGGGACGACTGGGAAGACCCAGAAGCGTGGAAGAAGGCCAATGCGGGCCTCGGCGAGTCCATTTCACTCGAATATCTCCAGAAACAGTACCAAAATGCCAAGTTGTACGGCGGCAGGAACATCACTGAGTTCCAAGTCAAGCACTGCAACCTGTTCGTGGGTGCTCAGGACATCTGGGTAGAGGACGAGATGTGGATGGACGAGCAGAACTGTCAGTTACCCTCAAGAGGTAACGAGCTGGACGAGAAGACGCAGAAGCCGATTGCCTATATGGGGCTCGACTTGGCTGCTACGGACGACGTCACGGCACTGGCTATCGCAACTGGCGACATCCACGAGGGCGTCGGGGTTGAGGTTCACTACTTCCTGCCAGAACGCGCGGTCAAGCGCCGACAGGAGAAGGACGCGAACCACATCTACGCACGTATCCACGAGTTCGAGAACGTCCACATCACCGAGGGCAACGTCACCGACTACAACGTCATCCGCCGATTCATCAGCGGGCACTACGTTGAGGACGGGCGCGTCAAGTACGACCCGAACAACCTCGCTGAGAAGTACCACATCAAGGGCATCGCATACGACAGGTGGAACAGTCTGTCACTCATACGCGACCTCGACGGTGACGGTATCATCTGCGACCCGTTCGGTCAGGGCTATGCCTCTATGTCGTTCCCGTCTAAGGCGTGGGAACAGCTCGCTCTTGAGGGCAAGCTCTACCACGGCGGCGATGAGGTGCTGCGCTGGATGATGTCCAACGTTGTAATCAAGCCAGACCCCAGCGGTAACATCAAGGTTGACAAGTCCAAGTCGGGCGACAAGATTGATGGTGTTGTGGCAGGAATCATGGCTGTTGGTGAGATGCTCACCTTCGAGGAGGACGATACTCCAGACTTTGAATTTTTCATGCAGGTGCTTGGCGGCTAAAAGTTGCCAGTGTCCGCACTTTTGATTACTATATATATATGTCACAGGAAAAGCAAAACATATTTCAACGGCTGTTCAGCCGAGGCGAACGCCGCTCAGTTAATCCAGTCCCTACGTTTAGTACGGCGGCTAGTGGTTGGCTTGGCGCCATCCAGTCTCAGACGAACGTGACCGTTGGTTCAGATAGCCTTCAACTGGCTGCTGTTTACGCGTGCGTCGCAAAGATTAGCGACACCATCGCGTCGATGGACATCCACGTTGAGAAAAAAGAAAAAGATGGTTCCAAGGAACCACTTTTTCAGCATCCCGCTTCGCGCCTACTTTCTGTAGAGCCTAATAAGCACATGGGAGCCTACGAGTTCTGGCAGATGATTATCAGTGACGCACTCCTCTACGGAGTCGGCCACGCGCTCATCACACCAGACCGTAGCGAGATGTACTGGATTCCAGCCACCGAGATGGAGTTCATGATTGACGAGAAGACTGGCACCAAGTTCTACAAATACAAAGGTGCCCCGACACCAGTCCCGGCTGACCGGGTGCTGGAGGTCAAGGCCTTCCGCGGAGAAAACCCAACGAAGATTCAGCTTCAGAACCTCAAGGTTGCGAAGTCTGTACAAAACTTCGGTGCCACGTTCTTTGAGAACGGCGGCATGCTGGGCGGTATCCTGACTACTAAGGAACCACTCACTCTGGAGCAGATGCAACAAGCGTCTGAGCGATGGAGTCAAGAGTACATGGGTTCTGGAAACGCACACAAGGTCGCTATCCTCGGAGGCGGCTTTAACTATCAACCACTTTCTGTTCCCCTCGAGCAGTTGCAGTTCCTACAGAGCAAGGAATACTCCACACAGGAGATTGCCCGCTTCTATCAGGTGCCACCAGCTATGATTGGGATGGACGGAAACACAGCCTACAGTAACTATGAACAACAAGTGTTGCAGTTCTTCCAAGGAACTATCTTGCCATGGGTGCGACGCATCGAACTGGAAATCGAACGTAAGCTCTTACGAAACGATGACTACCTTTGCGCCCGCTACGATGTCGATTCACTGCTACGAGCAGACGCTACCAGCCGAGCTCAGTACTACCACCAAATGTTGCAAGACGGAGTCGTCAGCATCAATGAGGTGCGTATGCGTGAAGGACTTGGGTCCGTGGAAGGCGGTGATGAACATCATCTCCAGCTCAACCAAATCCCTCTTTCGAAGATGGGTGAGTACGCTGAGTCTATCGTTTCTAAGCCTGACCCTGTCACTGACGGGGGCAATGGAGGCGCGGATAACGAGCCTAATGAAGGAATTGACAACCAAACAAAAGTAGACAATGAGAAAGCTGACAATAAAGAAGGCTAAGGACATCGCTGCATTCGCAGCCGCGTTCGACGCCGCTACACCGGGCGCACAGCGAATCCCGGCAGAGAAATTCGCTGACGTATGGGAAAAGGGCGGCATCATCCGCGTAGGTAAGAAGACTTACGACATCGAGATTGACGCTCCTAAGCCGAAGAAAAAGCCCGCTAAAAAGTGAGCTACGGAGGCTACCCACAAGCCGCACGGAACCGCGCTAAGGCCGCTCTCAAGCACAAAGCTGAGAAAGGTACTAGCTGCGGAACCAGTGTGGGCTGGGCTCGAGCCCGCCAGTTGTCATCTGGTGCCAAGCTCGACCTAGCAACTGTAAAGAGGACGTTCTCGTTCCTGTCGCGTGCGAAGACTTACGACCAAGGTAAGTTCACCGACGCTAAGGGCAAGGACATCTGCGGCTCCATCATGTATGCAGCATGGGGAGGCGATAGCATGAAAAGCTGGTGCGAAAGCACAATCAATAAAGCTGAAAAGGAAAATTCATAAACCCCAAACAATATGAACAACCAAGAACAACGGAGTCTTGATTCAGGGTTTGAGGTGCGTAAGGAAGACGACAAGGTTGTCGTTGAAGGATACGCAGCTCGCTTTGATGACGAGACGGTAATCGGCGGCAAGTTCGCCGAGCGTGTTGCTCGCGGTGCATTCGAAGGGGCGGACATGAGCAACACTGTTGCCTTGTTCAACCATGACTGGAACATGCCATTGGCCCGCGTGGGCAACGGCTTGGAACTGTCTGTTGACGAGGTAGGGTTGCGCTACCGCTTTGAGCTTGGTGACCAGTCTTACGCCAAAGACCTCGCCGAGAACATTCGAATGGGCAATGTGAGCACTAGTTCGTTTGGTTTCACCGTTGCTGACGACTCTTGGGAGCGTCGCGACGACATGAACCTGCGGACAATCAATTCGGTTGGCACATTGTTCGACGTATCTCCAACTACCCAAGGAGCCTACCCAACCACCGAGGTTGGTCTGCGCTCTATGGAAGCTGCCTTGGACGCAGAGGTTGAGGAGGAACTCCGTAAGCTCGACGAGGAGAAGCCTGAAGAGGCTCCCGAAGAAGAGCGCGAGGAGGAAGCCCCAATCGCTGACGAGAAGGAAGAGGAGGAGAACGAAGAACGTGCCGAGGAACCTACTGAGGAGGAACCTGATGCCGACGAAGACGAATCTGAGGAAGAGGACGACGCTGAAGAGCGAGCCTACGACGAAGAGGAGGAAGAAAAAACAGAAGACGCTCCCGCTGATGAAGAGGAGGAAGAAAACGAAACTAATTCAAAATCCGAGGAAACTCGAAACAACTCTATTTCAGAAATGGAAAACACAAATGTAAACCCAGCCGTTGTACAAGGCTTGGGAGATTCAGAAGCACGCGCTGCGAAGGACTTCTCTTTCGGTAAGTTCGTCAAGGAAGCTGCTGCTGGAAAATTGACTGGCCTCGAGGCCGAAATGACCCAAGAGGGTAATAACGAAATGCGTAGCAGCGGCGTAAATGTTGCTGGCGGATTCAACATCCCATCTATGGTACTCCGTTCTATGGGTACTGCAACTGTAGCTTCAGGTTCTACCGACTTCGGTGGTGGTATCGAGAAGTTGGACAACGGAATCGTTGAGAACTACGCTCCTGCTGACATCGCTGCAAAGCTCGGCGTTCGCAACTTGAGCGGATTGTCTGGAGACGTTGCTATGCAAATCCAAG